AACTCAGAGTTTAGAATTAAATATCCAAGAGGTGAGTTAGGTCAATCAGCTGGAGAAGCAGAGCTTTTTATGATTGTAGAACACGTTAGTGGTTTATTAGAAGATGTTGAATCAGAAATAAAAGGTATGAGAAACAACGCTGTTAACATAGAATTTTTAAAGAAAAGAACTGAGAAGTTAACTGAAGATGTAGAGAAACTAATTAGGAACGGAAATGGAAAGAATCACTAGAAAAATTTTAGATTATATCTCTGATCAAGAGAAAAAAGCAAAGCAAATGAGCTATGTAAAAGATCTCAAAAAAGAAGTAGAGATCAATGGCACAGGCACACATAAGTACAGAATTAAATATGGGCCAAACAAAGGAAAGGTAGTACGATGATAGAGACTGTGTTTGCACTTATTCTAACGTTAAACGGAAATATGATAGAACATGTATACAAACCGTCGTTATCCGATTGTTTGAAATCAAAGCGTATCGCGCAGAACGAGGTAAATCCTGAGAGAGTTGTATTTACTTGCAAGAAAGTAAAAGCTCAAACAGAGATATACATGGATCGAAAAAAGATTATTAAAATATTATAATGGAAGTTATCTGTTATATTCTTATTATACTCTGGCTTATGGGCCAGTCATGAAGAAACCAAATAAGAAAAAAAATCCCATAGCAAGACAATTAAAACACTTTACTTCAAAAATTTTTAAGAATAAGAAAAGATATGACAGAAAAAAACTGGAAGCAAAAAGTCTTAGAGACTGAGATTGTATCAGGACATTGTCCTGAGTGTGAGATGTACACTATTCTGGTTGGTTTACAAAGAGCATTTTATAGATGCACTAATTGTGGTTATGACGTCGAACAAAAAGTAAATGGTGTGATTCAATATATGAGAATAGATAAAAACACCAGGATGACACTACTCGACGAACATGGCCAAGATTAAAGGATTTTTAAATAAGATAGCACACGAACCTGTCTTTCACAAAACAAGTATTGGACGTAGACCCAGCTTGCAAAAAATGAACAAACACAAACGAAAAAATTTTAAGCCCTATCGGGGACAAGGACGTTAATGAAATTTATATTAGTATTTACAATCTGCGCACAAATGTATCAACATTGCTTACCGCCTACTTCACACAAAGAGGTGTATACAACACACTATGAGTGTGCAACTTCAGGTTATGAAATCGCGTCAGAGATGTTAGTTCAAATGGGGCAGAATCGTGTCAACAATGACCAAATTGTGATTGCTTTTGCATGCGAACCTAAAATGGACATTTAATGTTGCCGTGAGCAAGAAAGCTCACGGCAAACAAAAGGTGTGAGAAGAGATCGCCAGAATACATGAAAAATTTTTTTCTTGCAACCCTTGTTTTTTTATTATACTTTCCCATATAAATGATAACAAAAACTAATAATAGAAAGGATAATAATGCGTTATACATATAAAGTAAGAGAACTAGGACCAAAACAATTAGGCATGCAAAACGAAGAATATGTTGAAGTTGGAGAGTCAAAAGACATGGAAGCTATGTCTCTTAAAAAACTAAAAGCTAAACTTGATCATAAAAAGGAATATCATATAGAATATACCAACAAAAAAGGTAATTTTATATCAACAACAATAACCGGAAAGGAGAACAAATAATGGCGAATCCAAAGGAACATAAATCTGTATCTGTGCCAAAACCAGCGTATGACATGGCTGTGTTTTTACGGGACAAGATTATTGAGGATACAAAATTAAGTATAAGTAAAGTAGTGGAAACTGCTTTAAGAAAGCAGGCAAAGAAGTATGGCTACAAAAACGGGAAAGTATAAGATCTTTTGCCCTCAATGTAAGGGTAATGGATTTTACCGAGTGCCTTATCACTTGGCTAAAGAAGAGGTACACGTACAATGTGATGATTGTGAAAGAACTGGAGAGTTGTGGGTTGAGGATAAACTTGAACCCACAGAACTCAGGGACAAAGGTGTAATATGAAGAAGGATAAAAAAGTAAAAAAAGATAAAAAGAAATACAACGCAGTGCACGCGTATACTGCAATGTTAAAACTATTTAGAGAAAACTATGGCAATAAAACAAAGAATAAAATTCAAAGATGACCAGGCTAGGGGTACAAGTCCTGCAGAATTGCGTTCCTCTGGACCTAAGCAACGACCTGAAAAGGTAGCGACGACGCCTGGCGTTAAGGGGGAGAGTATCAGACGTGATGTCTCCCTTGACGATATGGAGTTTCTAGCCCATCTAAAAAAATTTTTTAAGGGATAATGCCGTACAAAGATAGAAGTAAAAGTGCTCTTTTTGATTTTGAATATCGTAACACTAAAAGAGGTTTTATTGTTACTAAGATTGTTTCTATCTTTAAACCGTCTAATTTAAAAAGAAAGGATAGAAATCGTTCTTGGGCACCTACATGTACTAAGGAGGATGTTTATCAAAAACTTATGAACCATGCTATTGAAATGAAAAGATTATACCCACAAACTGATGGGTTTCTTTGTACTTATTGTAAAGCCCCTTTTACATATAAAACAAATTACACAAGACGTAATCCTGGTGATAAACGTAAAAAAAGATCTAAAACTGATCCTAGTAAAGATAAAAACTTTTCTATTGATAGGTGGGATCCTAATGTAACTTATACTTATGATAATATAAAATTTTGTTGTCTTGGTTGTAATAATAGAAAGTCATCATCAACACCGATGGATTGGAAAAACTTTATTGAAGGAGGAAATTTTTTAAATGAAACACAACTCTAGTTATATCTATCCTAAGACGGTTAGAACCATGATCGACGGTAAACGTCACTATGATATTGATGGTGGTAAATGGAAACTGCCTAGTGTAACGACGATATTGAGTGCCACACAGACAGCCGAGAAGCGTGAATCGTTAGCGAAGTGGCGTAGACGAGAGGGAGCTGAAAATGCAGCGCGGATCGTTGAGCAATCAGGAGCAAGAGGGACAGCGATGCACAAGATACTTGAGAAGTGGGTATTGGGTGAAGGATACATGGACATGACAACTGTTGGCCAAGAAGCACACAACATGGCTAAACAAGTTATTGAACAAGGTCTTTGTAATGTATCAGAATACTATGGATCAGAAGTAACTTTATATTATCCTGGGTTATATGCAGGGCAAACAGATTTAATTGGATTACATAAAAATGATATGGCTGTAATAGATTTTAAACAAACAAACAAACCTAAGAAAAGAGAATGGATTGAAGATTATTGTATACAGTTAGCCGCTTACACTATGGCACATAACTTTGTACATAGAACCAATATATCTAAAGGTGTAATTATGATGTGTAGTAAAGATAATTTCTATCAGGAATTTGTAATACAAGGACTAGAAATGAAAAAGTATATGCATGAGTGGTTAAAAAAGATAGACCAATACTATGAAGAGATAAGAGGCAAAGATTGAGATTAAGAGATTTACAACAAATACTGGAGAAATTTACAGATGGTCAAAAGGGAACCATGATATCAGATTGTCCGGTTTACATTGAGACCCAAAGTGGACACTTGGAAGATGTAAGACGTATTGAGATTCAAGAATCTGCCATAATTGGAGATCCAAACCCTGCAAGATTGGTATTAAAAACAGATTCAGACCAAAGAATACGGTCAATTACGTTCAAACAAAGTTAATAATGTGTCAAAAATGTGGCAAGTGTTGCATAAATACAACACTTTCATGTGCCACTATAAGAGAAATTTTGGAGCAATTATTTTTTTTTCTATTCAAAAAAAGTACGTGGCACACGTGGCACAGGGGTGTTTTTGAGCTATAAGTGTTGGTATAAGCGAATAATAG